CTACCGTAGGCCGGGGTAAGCTAAGTTGTTTACAGAATATTTGCAGTGCATTTATTGCACTCTTCTGGTCTTCGTAATCTTTCGTTGCCCCACAATCTAAGTCCAGAAATAACGATCTGAGCTGCTGTATATTACTAGCGCTTCTAGACCCCGCTTCAATAAATGTACCTAAAGCAAAGTACGCATCGAAGCCTTCCGTATCGAGATTATGTGCCGCTTGCAAAACAGCATCGAGGTTATCGTAAAACTTTTGTACAAGGCGCTTGTCGGAGATCCGATGTGCCCATATGCAATAGCTACCTTCATCCCCCAGCACCGTCTCCAAAAATATTTTTGTGTCCATATCCGCCGATCATTGGTGTGAGAGGGAAAACTGAAAAAGAGGGGTGAGGAGCTACCCCACCCCCGTAAACTAAATCAGTCGTCCCAGTTTCCAACAATGTCAGCCAAGTCAGATTTCTCGGTAGGCTCTACGACGGCGGATTTTTTAACAACTTTCTTAGGCTCGTCTACTTGCTCTTCTTGCACTACTTCCGCTTTCTTAACGGTAGGTTTTGTAGCTGGTGCAGGCACAGGTGGGGCAGGAAGCGACACTTCCGTAGTCGTATCCATCTGGCTCACAGTCATAGTGATAGCCTTGGTAGTATCCGGATGGTCGCGCAGTGGCAACACCGTACGCAGCTCAGACTCGTTCAACGGACGAAGCGGTTTAAATACCAACTTCATCTGACCCGCGGAGTCAAACTTGACTTCGGTAACTACGCTAATAACGTGCGTGTTATGCGCTTTAAGATACCTTCCGTAAGCTTGCAGTGGCATCTTCTGACCTTCAGCGTCACCGAATACCGAAGTGGCGGGCAGACTAAGCTGGTACACGTTTTCGTCAACACCATCATCGCTAGCCAATGCCACAGCAATTCGTTGGGAGAATCGGCATGCCCGACCATCACCCTGTGCAGCGGAACCTTTAATATTTTGCTTGCAGTCTTTGCAGAAAATAGATTGGCGGGTATCAGCGGGTACTTCCGCAGCGGGGGCTTGCGTGTCTGTAGACCAGCACGTAGGCTTCATCTTCTGGCCCTTTACATACGTGCCGGAATAGAACGTGCGACCAACAGCAGCTGCATTGATGATGACAACCTGCATAGTACGTTCGTCAGATACGCGGACTTCTTTGCCGCCGATGAATTCCCGGAATACGTTACCCTCGATACTGATACGGCGGCTACCACCACCACCACCAGAAATCTTGCTTGTTAGGTCGTCTTGCAGTCCTTGCAGTAGTGCGGATGCAGCGGCGGATTGGTTACCGAAAAGGCTCATTTCGTTTGACATAGTGTTTCTCCTTAGATGTCTTGGTCGGGGTCAGGGTTAAAGTCAATTTCCAGTTGTACTGGTTCGTTATGGGTATCAGCAACTACAACTTCTTTCGGTGCATTTGACAATGCGGCTACTACCTTGGAAACTTTGAATCGGTAGGTGCTACCCACCTTTACGTATGTTTCTTTTGGAATAAGTCCTTGCCGCACCCATGCACGGGCTGTGGAAATGGAAACTGTAAAGTGCTTGGCTAAATCTTCAATCGGTACAAATGGCTCTTCCATGTTATTTTCTCCTTACGGTAATGGTGTACTCGCTATCCACGTTTAGCCCCGGTGGTAGCAATTCGGGGTTGTCTTCTAAAAACTGCTTGGTGTTACCCTGATGCAAGCGTTTCTCATAGAGATCTGGCACGCCGTGCTCCATCACAAACTTGCCCATAGCCTCCCAGTTATTTGTCCAGTAGCGGGTAGTTACGCCCCTGTAGAACAAACCCTCGGTAGTACGTACGCTCTCAACGTTTTGCTCCTTGCAGTATTTCAAAAGTGCTGACTTTACCGTGGCCATGTTTGCTCTGAGAGCTTTCTCGTCGGCATCGTGCGCGGTATTCATCTCTGTCAGTTTGGCGTTCATCTTTAAGTAGACTTTTACTAGCCGCTCAACTGGCACAGTGGGGGGCGGTAGGTCCGTACCTTCTGTCATTTCGTTTCTCCGTTTGTTGCTGAAGTATATAGTATAGCGTTGTTTTGTATGCTAGTCAAGCATTTCTTTGTAAAAATCAACTAACTTTGAGTGTACGTCTATTCTTTTATCTAAAAGGCTATAAACATGACGTTCCATAGCAGACCCAACAAGCTGTACTACTGTCGATGGGTGGTGTTGGCCGCTGCGGTGCATCCGGGCGTTAGCCTGTGCGTATATCTCTAGCGAAGACGTTGGTCCCCACCATACCGTTGTGTTAGCTGCGGTCAGCGTAACCCCGTGGGCAGCGGCTTGCGGCTGGATGACTAGTACTTGGGGGTTCGGGGTCTCTTGGAACGCTTTGAATATTTCAGTGCGCCTACCTACGGGCACGTCCCCGTTTATAACTGCGTTAGTGTACCCATCGGAGGTTAGCTTTTCTGACAGGATATTGATGATGTGTTTGAACGGTACAAATATCAATACCTTCTGGCTTGACTCGTCGATCACTTCCGTCAGCACCGAGTACCGTTTGCTAATATCAAACTCCAATGTCTCGCCTGTATCAGAGTACACCGCACCGCAAGATATTTGCAGGAGCTTACTCATGTTGACCGCTGCGTTAACCGAAGTAATTTCCTCGCCCGCGGCTTGCACTACCATACGTTTTTTGAGTAGGTCGTAGTACTTCTGCTGCTGCTTGGTCAACTCTACTGCGCGTTTGACGTACGTCATTTCCGGCAGATCTAAGCACTCGTCTTTAGTAAACCGAATGGCGGGTTGCAGAGCGTTAAATACTGTTTGGGTTGCGTTTTCTTTGGCTACCCAGCGAAAGTTAGTTAGCTTTACCATCACCATGTCACGGTACGAAGTGAAGAACTTAGGTACGCAGGAGGGGTTGACTAGCTTGGCCAGACCGTATGCATCAAGAGGGGACTGTGCCGCAGGAGTACCGGTCATCATCCACAACCACGTCTCCGGCTTGACTAGGGAGTTAAGTACTTTCCATCGCTTAGTCTGGACGTTTTTATAGGAGTTTGCTTCGTCTATAACAATTAGATCGAACCCACCCCGTGCAATGTCCTCGGCTACGATTTCTACACCGTCATAGTTGATGATGACAAACTCGGCAGTGCCGTTGATGATGGCGCGGCGCTTGTCTTTAGCTCCGTATGCAATGTCTACGTTACGGTGCATAGCGAACTTGAATAGGTCAGCTCTCCATGCGGAGTCCATAATAGATAGAGGGCATATAACTAACACCCGGCGTACTCGCTTGGTCCTAATCAAGTAGTCTGCTGCCCAAATAACAGAGCCGGTTTTTCCTGTGCCCTGCTCGTTGAAGCAGAACGCACGGCGGTTCATAGTGAGGAACGCCGAAGTAGCCCGCTGGTGGTCGAAAGGTTTGTGTTGTCCCGGCCAATCGTACTGTCCAAGAATGGGGGAGGGTACGTTTTTTATACGCATGTTGCGCAGTACCTGCGCCTCGTCTAGCCCCCAATGCACTACTACTCTATTGCCGGAAAGTTCTTTACTTTTGGGTATCACCGCAGTAATCTGCTGCGGGTTGCGTACTGTAAGCAGCAACGCTTTGTTGTCAATAATTTCCATGTCTTTGTATTTCTCCGCAAACGGCTTAACGGAGCAAACGGGCCTGCCATTTGCTCTCATCGCTGTTGATTTTTTATCGTGCCGCTATGCGCGGTATCCGTCAAGCGGGTTTCTTACTACCCGGTTTTTGTGCGCTATGCCCATTACGGGCACGATTTTTGGTGGGGGTGACTATACGTACGCCGTCTTTGTTACTGCCGCCCTTGGATAGCATCTTGATGTGGTCGATGTCTTTACCCTCGCGCTTGTCGGCTTTGCCGTTACCGTTCTTATCTTCCCCGGTTTTATCCATAGCCCGCCGTGCCCGCTGGCGCTCCATGCGGTTGTCCAGTTCGCCTCGGGCGACTTGCTTTTGGTACTCCTCTTTATAGGGGCGTGGTGACTTCGTATACGGCATATTAGCTCCTTCCGTTATGGGCACATGATAGAACAACGCAATGCTTTTTACAAAGGCCTGAAGTTTTCGGGTTCCACACACCTGTCTCGTAAGCGCGTTTCATGCGCCCGTAGTCACCTAGCCATTTAGCCCACAGCTTTTGCTCGTCAGAACGATCATAGTTAGCCTTCGGAAATTCGTTGGCAACAACAAATAGTAGCCCTGCCTTGACACGTTTAACCTCCGGGAAGTGCTTGAATATTGCTAAGGCCATGAGCTCAAGCTGCCCGGTATCTGCGTACTTCGCGGACTTGCCCGTCTTATAGTCCAGCACCCGTGCTGTACCGTCGTCTTCGAGAATAATTAAGTCAGCGATACCGCGCCACCACACGTTGGAATCTTTGAACCCGCACGGCTCAAGGTTAGCGGTTAAGCCCATCTCATACTCGCACAGTTTTTGCCCCGGCCTATTCTTCAAATTATCCAGTGTGCTCTTGGCAAACTTAAACTCCGGGGGTATCGGTTTGTCGTCGCGGATGTATAACTCAGCGGCTTCGTGGAACTGCGTACCGTACGTGAGGTGTGCAGCGCCTTGGTCTTCTTTAACGTCCTTGACTACCTTTAAGTGGTAAAACTTTTTAGGGCACTGGTCAAACGTTTTAATCGATGAGAACGACCATGCAGGAATTTTTACTGGTGTATTCATTAGCAGTCTCCATAAGATTTACCCATACCGGATTCACAGTTTAGTGGTAGCCCCGTGGCCCACTCTGGCACCCAGCGCATACACAACTCAACATACTTCTGAGCATCCTCAGCCTCGGCATCGGGCACGCATACGGCTATGGCATCGTGCACTGTAAGTACAACCTTGTACCGCCTACTAATCTTTAGCATCTGCTCTGCAATGATGCACCGTGCAATCGCTTGGCATACGTTCTCTACTACCTTACCGCCGTATATACGAGTGCGTCCTTTGCGAGTCTTGTAGTGGTATTCCTCACCCTTATCGGTCTTATCGAAACTAAGGTCGTCGTAGCGCATAAGCAGGCCACTAGGTAATTTGATAGCACGCTCTTCCGGTACTAAAGACAGCACGCCGGGTTTACCCAATTCGGCGTAGTCACCGCGTGACAGGCACACTATTGCGTTTTGTGCATGCCTCCACAACGTAGTCACTTTGCTATTAGTCCGCCTATACACCTCGATGATCCTCCGAGCTTCTTCTAACTCGACCTCAACACCAGACGTTTTTAGTTGGTCTTGAAACTTTACTGCACCCATGCCGTATCCGCATCCGAGGATCGTTGTTTTACCAACAAATCTAAGTTCTTTGGTAATCTCATCGCTATGCTTGTTGTAGATAACCGAGGCCATTTTTTTGTATACGTCTTCGTTGTTAGTGAACGCATCTAGTAAATCAAACTGACCTGCAAGCCAAGCTAGTACACGTGCTTCTATCTGCGCAGAATCTGCATCGATAATTGTGTATCCTTTGGGCGCAACGATAGCTTTTTTAAGCTGGTTACCGTTAGCACCCCGGCTAGGTAAGTTTTGAAGATTAATTTTATCGTCGCCTCCGAAGCGGCCAGTGTGTGCAGCGTAATACCGAATCGGTACGGGTAAGTCCCCACGTTGTGCAATCTCTATGAACCGTTGCGTACGAGTTTCTTCTAGCGTTGACTTAGTACCCAACCGCGCAGCTACGATAGTTTGTACGCGAGCATCCGGATGTGATGCCAGTTCTTTAAGCCCTTCGTCGGTCTTTGCGAATGCGTACGCTTTTTTACCGGTAGTCGTACTTACTTTTGTAGGGGGCTCAACATCGAACGACCTAAGTAATGCTGCGAACTTATCGTTGGACATTAGTTCGGACTTGTCTACTCCGGATGTCACAAGCAAAGTTTCTTTTACGGACTTTACATTTCTGAGGTGCGACTCTAGTAGGTCGGTATCAAGCTGCAAGATCGGCTCGATAAACATTCGTAATGTAACGTCGATAATTTTTAGTTCCTGCCGTGGGAAGTTACGCGCCATCTTCTGAAATAACTTGTATGTTAGTTCTACGTCGTTGATGCAGTAGTCCCCGTAACGTTCCAGATCAGGGTCGCTAAAGTTTACTCGTCGTTTATTTTTAGCGTTGACGACTTCGGTTCCTTTTTGTCCGAGGGAGTACCGCTCAACCAAAGCTTTAAGCGAACCGCCAACTTCCACACCGTGTACGGCACGCCCCATGCACAAAGTGTCAAGCCAACCCCTAGGACTAATACCGAAGCGCCAACCAAGAATAGACCCGTCAAAAATGGTGTTGTGCGCCAAGACCATAGAGTCTGCCCACCTAAAAGATTTTTGTAGCCATTGTTTAATTTCTTCATGTGTTCCACTTGCCCACTCCGTTTCTGAGTTGTTAACTTTTACAGCTACCCCAATCACTTCAAATTGGGCGCTGCGTACATATTCTTCGGTCGTAATTTTTGACAGGCTGTAGTCGTCGCCGTAGAAAGTTTCAAAGTCAATTGTGATTAAGTCCATATCAGGTGCTCTTCGACCATTGCAGTAGTTCTCTTAGGCTGTGCATGTTGTCCTCGTTAATAACAAACGCTAAACCCTTTGCTGTACGTATCGCGTTAATCTCCCGCTCTTGTAGTGGCGTAGGTTTATTGGTCCCCGCCTTGCACTCGATAGCCAAGAACATACCGTTGTAGCAGGCAACGATATCCGGAATCCCCGAACGACCCAGCCCCATGCCGGGGGGTGAGAAGTGGTATATACCTAACTCATCAAGCGTCTTCTTAACGCACAGCTTTACTTTTTTCTCGGGTGTTTGTGCCATTACACAACCTTGCCTGTCTCAAGTCTGTCAGACACGAGCTTGGCGTAGCCTGCAATGTCGGCCCATGAGTCGTAGTAGTCCGGGTCGCCGTTGACGATGCGGCCTATCTTATGAGCGATCATCTCCAGCGCTTCCCACTGGTCATCTTGCAGTGTCTTGTTGCGCTTGGCCAGGTGATTAGCCATGCTACGCTTTAGCTCTTGCGTAACTTCTGCGTGACCTACGAATGTACCGTAGCGGCTACCGCGATCGGCCAAGATGGCGTCTGTGTTGGTTGCGTTTTTCATGCCTCGCTCTCCTTTTTAGTCCGTGCTTTGCTGTAAATGCTAAAATTTTTAGGCTTGAGTTCGATCATCTCGGCGGTCTTTTTGCCTATGCCGATCGTGCCGTACTTGGGCTTGGTTTCCCTGAGTCGCTCAACAGCCTTTGTCGAGGCTACGCTTCGCTTGTGTGACGTGGTGCCCGCATCTAGCGTGCTCGGCTTGTCGCCCCGGCGATCGGCCTCCTCTACGACAAAACGTTGCCACTCAAATGCGTTAGCGGGCGCGCGTAAATCTCTCATGACAAACCTTTGTGAATTGTGGTCGAAGCGGATCAGGTCAAACATTGTCAGTCCTTTTTCTGGGTACGGGGCACCAATGTGTGTAAAAAGAGATGTCACCCGTCAGGTTGCCGTACATTGCAATGCCCCCCTTTGTCAGCAGTTGCAGCTTGACGTTGCGCGGCGTGTCGTCGTCGATGGGTATCCAGTACGTGATAGTAGATACAGCCACGGTGCCGGTTGAGTTGATGGTGTGAGTCGGCTTGCGGGGACGTCCGCGCCCTCGTTTTTGTTCATCTGCTCGTATCACTTCACCGTCCTTTGTCGTAAAACGGTGCAAGTTTGCGCACTCATATCGCCGGTAGGTGCTGCCAGTTCTCCCCCGCGTATCAAGCTGGTCTGTCCAGGCGTTGCAGATTGGGCAGTTCATCGGAA